CCAATTTCACCACCTCACAAAACATTAATCGCAGTAATCATTAAGCCAATTAACGTAAATTACACAAGCTGCAACAAATGAGGCAGCAAAAATAGCTATGGATATTCCAATCATAATTTCTAAGTTTTAAATTAACTTCCGCAAGCCTCGCAGTCATCATCATCAATACCGCAAGTCTCAGGTTGGTCTTGGTTTGTTAAATCTACAATCCAACTATCCCAAGTCTCCCTAGCCACTTCTTTATTTCTTTCTTCGTTCAAATCGTTTTCTTTTTCACTTTTACTACTCATCGTCTTGTTTTATTATAGATTTATAAAATTGAATGTCCAATCCTTTTATCTCCTCCTCAATATCAGTCCAAGCCGTGTTAAAAGCTTCTCTAGTCCCTAAGTCGTACTTACCTTTTGTTCCTAGGCTCGCTACATTTCTAGCGTTATCCTCTAACAGTTTGTCTATCCTTTTCCTTACTTTCTTGTTCGTATGATAACGACCTAACTCTCTCTTTTTGCTCATAGTGTTTTTGTTCTTCTAACGAGGCTCGCCAAGCTAGATATTCATAATGATTTTGCTCTCTCCAATCTCCTGTTATCCTCATCTGTTCGTTGATAAGGAACTCTTTTAGTTTTCCCATAGTTTCCTGTTTTAAAATCCTAACTCTGCTTCCTCCTTCGTGAATGTGGTCTCTAAGCTGTCTAAAGGGTCTACAAAATAACCTCCCCTGTTAGGGTTTAGATATGTAAATCTACAACTTTTTGGCGAGAATTTCAACAAAACAGGCTTATCTTCTTGCGTTGGTAATCCTACTAATTTTTGAAACTTAATCTTCCTTAAGTGTAATTCGGTTATATCCCAATTATCGCTACCTAAATGTCTGTGTATAACCATAAAATTATCTGTTCTATTAGCGAACATCCCTCCAAATTCAACGTCATACATACTCGGTGCGGGGATTCTCCCTGCGTCGTCTCTTTTCCTCGCTGCCGCCGTTCCTGCGTGTGTGGTTAAAATAAACTTCACATTATGCTTCTGCTTAAACCTACGTATGCTAGATAACATATTGTAGTAATAATCGTACTTACTAAACCCGTTCTCAACCTTTAAGTCGTTTAAAGGGTCTATTAAGCATCCGTCATATTTAACTTCCTTCATCTGCTCCTCAAAAGCATCTAAGACTTCTGTCGCCGTTGGCTGCTCTTCAAAGGTTATTATAGTGAAGTGGTCTAATACCCAATCAATAGCGTTGCTAAATTCAGTCCCCGACATCCTGTCTTTCCTGTCTTTATCAGCACTTTTACCTACAAGCATTTCAGCTATATCGGAAATCATATCTCCTACAGGCTCATTCTCAGGGCAATAACATAGCCACTTCCAACCGTACCTTACAGAAGCGTTCAGCATAAGGTAGAACATTGTAGTAGTCTTACCGATATTCGCTAAACCCATAATTACATCCAACTCCCCTTTCCTATATTTATAGTGAGGGTCGAGGTTAGGTATCCCTGTAGAAACTCCTTTAGGTAGTCCATTCCTAAATATGTTCCCCGCATACCTTTTTATATCTGACTTGTTAGAAACCTTATATGTCATAGAAGTTCTTTTGAGAGTCAGCAACTCTATTTGACACATCCCCTTTAGTCTCTATATGCTTCTCCGAGAGGTATTCGGGGAATTTACTTAAGCTAAATAAGGTTGACGGTCTTAAGAACTTATCCCACTCAGTATTAAGCCACTGAGAACACTTAACATTTATTACGTGAATAAAGTCATCTAAAGAATGACCTTCATTAACTCTAGCTAATATAAGTTTGCTAAACGTGGGAGTTCTCCTAAATCCCCTCTTCCTTTCTGCCTTAAGGTTCAAGTAGTCTAACACGCTTTTTATAAGCACCTCATCGTCTTTAGATAACCCTACGGAACTCTTTTTAGCCTCAACTCGCACTACCTCTTTAACAACCTTAACTTCCTTATCTCCGTACTTCGACGTTCTTATAACCCTCTTGTCAACCTCTTTATTATTTTTGTATATTAAGTGGACTTTACAAAATCCTTTTTCTACTAAAGATGATATAACTCTAGTCACGCTAGACTTACTAAGCCCAAAGAACTCAGCAAAATAAGCGTTACTAGCTATACATCCCTGCTCGTTATCAAGACTATGTATCTCAGCTAAAAAAACTTTTTCTTGCATAGTCATCTCTTTAGATACCCATATCTCCCTAGGTATCCATATCCCTTTAAAATCTCTGCTCATAGTTTATTCCTCCCAGTCTTTTAGAATCTTCCCAAATTCTTTTACGTAATCTTCTTCGTATAATAATCTATGCTTGTTGCACGTATTCCAAACCCCTTGGCAAACCTTTGTTACTGCTGCGGGATTTCTCTCTAAATACTTGGCACAACTTCTTACACTAGGGAAATGGATAGCCTCTAAAGGCTTCCCATCATCCATAACTATGGCTACAACTGCTCTAGCGTATCCCCTATTAATCTGCTGTAATACATCCATTTTCTTTTAGTTTTTCTAATTCCTTTGAAACTTTTTCTTCAACGTAGCTATTCATTAAGTCTATTAAAGCGTTGCACTTAAACTCATTAACCCTCTTAGCTTTAAGGATTACATTTACCCTATTCCTAAATGTCGCTGCGTCAACTAAAAAACCTCTGTCTATACTATCTTTATAAGTTCTATAAACCCTGTCGTACTTAGAAGTATCTTCAACATACCTAACGGAGTGTATTACCGTTGCGTGATTAGATTTTGTAAAATCAGCTATATCCTGAAGGTTCATCCCGTACTTAGACCTCAAGAAATACCTTAAGAAATGCCTAGCTACAACGTGGTCTCTGTACCTTGACTTGCTTGTTACGTCTATGGCAGCCACCTTTGTTAAGTCTGACACAAACCCTAAAGCATAATCAAATTCTTCCTGCCTAGTCATTACCGTTCCCATCGCCTTCTTCGTTTTGTTGTGGTTTAATGTGAAATGCGTAGTTGTAAAGCTCCGTAGCGTTAGCCAATAAGTTCTCTAAGTCTTTTGATGACGGTTGAGCTAACTCCAAGCACTTAAACCTAAACTCGGCTTCCATTGTTACTTGCTTAATCCTTTTATTTAATTCCGTTTGTGATACTTTTGTCTTTGACATATCTAAACACTTTAATGGTTAAATAAAGGGGGAGAACCCCCTCCATAATTACTAACTAAAACTCTTTGTGAAAAACTAGAACGATAAGTTCTCGTCATTAGGAGATTTCCACTCCCCGCTTGTAACTCCCTCACCACTTGAGGCATCAACTTTCCAAGCGTCTATGTTGTGGTAAAACTTACCATTAAACTCTCTTGACGAAAGGTTGAATGACACATTGATTTTGTCCCCAACCTTATGGTCGTTTATTAAGGAAACCTTTTCCCCAAATAAAGTAAAGCAAATATCTTTTGGGTACTTGTCATCTGTCTTTATAACAAACAATCTTTTACTCCAATCTTTACCTCCTTGAGACGTTCCCGCCTCTGTTTCTAAGACTTTTGTTAAAGTCCCCTCAATCGCATTCTGCATAATGTAATTAATTTAAATTAAAGCTATCAACATCTTCCCTACCATAATCAGATTGAAGGATAGCTTTCCTTGCTTCATCTCTGATTATCTTATTCTCAAATAAATGAATAAACATTTCAAACAACTCCTCAGGTTCAGCGTTTACTGCAAACTCAAAATCCATTGTTTCGTCGTCAATAAAGTTCGCCATTATAATCATAACCGAGTCGTTACTTTCCGTTAACGTCTTGAGTATCCTCTGTCTTAATTCCTTTTCCTTGCTCATTATACAAAGATACATTTTTTTTGTTAAAAAACATAACTAGGTTCAGGTATTTCAAATTCCTCCTTAAACCTGTAGTCATCTGTATGTTTAGCTATATACACAAGGTTATATGTTTCGTCGTGTTTTTCTTTAGCTAAATCCTCGTCTTTATAGTAATCCAAGTAAGCACGTAAACATTGGTCGGGGTACGATAAAACATCTCCGTTCTCATCAAACGTGTTAGACAATATCTTTTCAGCCCTTTTATCCCCCACCTTAGGTATTCCTACTATGTTGTCTGTAGAATCCCCCATAAGGGTCTGCTTGTAAATCAACCTGTCAGCTTCGTGTTGGTTAACATATTTAACCTCCCCTTTATTCCAATTATAATGAAGTCCCTCTATTTGTAGTAAGTCCTTATCTATACTACATATAATAGTTTTATCCATATTTGATTGACATACACCTAAAGCGTCGTCAGCCTCAATACCATCAACAACGTGACAATCCCACGATTCTATAATGTAATCTCTTATAGCGTCAAAATGTTCGGGCATAATTGTGTCTTTACGATTACCTTTATACACTTTAGTTACAGCTATATCTTTTCTGAAGTTCCCTCTACCTGTAAGGAATCCTATATACTGAACGCACTTAGTTACGTAGAATATATGCTCAAACATAGAGTCTACACTTTCGTAAGCATTTTCTACGTCATCTCCTTCGTGTTTCCACGCAGCCCGATAGAGCATAATATCAGCGTCTATAAGAGCCGTTTGCACATCTCCCTTACTTAGTTTCATCGAATGCTTTTTTAAGGGCTAAGGACTGCTCTTTTGTTATGTCGTAATCCCCCATCTTAGACTTTACAACATCCCCTTTCCCGTTAGTTATTGCTTTACACATAGCCTCTAGTTGGTTATCTGTAAGTTTAGCCTTGACCTTATTATTCTCCTTTAGTTGTGTAACATATCTATTATCATCCCACATCCCTAAGAATATGTCTGCGTTAAACCCTAACTTAGATAACCCCTTTGTTAGAGCGTCGGTAGACACCTTTTTAAAGCATTCGTCATCCAACCTACCCTTACCGTTGTGGGAGGCTATGGAGGAGTTTATAGCGTAATAACACTTGTTCTCGCCATCCATATACCATAGGTCTGCTTGATAACAAATAAGCCCATCTATACCGTTTAATGTATAAAAATTCTCATCGGTAATTCCCCAACCTTGACCTATTTTACCAAATGCTCTTGTTATTTCCCGCACTTGATATTGTGCGTTTATACTAGTAAACTTTCTACCAAACCCCACCTCTTTAGTGAAATTCGGGTCAGTAGTTTGCACTGATTCCCAAAAGCTTAAATTGCCTTTTGTTTTAACTGCTTTAGCCATAATCTCTTATTTTAATTGGTTAAAAGCAAAACCTCAAAAGATATTACCAGTATCTCGGCAAGGACATCTCCCTGCCTTTGGCTTTACATTTAACGCCGATTCGCCTACAATCCCCATCGTAGGACTTGGTACTATTGCTCCACTCACGTAGGAAACTCCCGTTTGCAAATATACAAAATTATAGTTAATTCTCAACACTTTTCTTAAAAAAATAGTCTTTCCTATTAGTCATTCTTTGAATACGTTTAAGTGTATGAAATAGGCTTTACAAGCCCTCCGCTTCACTCTATTAACCTTAAGCACGTATCCCCTCAGACCCGAAGAAATCCGAGTGACCCAAATAAGCGGACTTAATTATCTTCACTAACTAATTCGTACTTAGCTACGGTTGTGGTAGTTCCCCACCTTGTAGGTACTTTCGTGCTAGTTGTTCTTATATTAACCCCATCCTCCTTTAGATTAAAGATAGTAGCACTGAGTCGGGTATTCCCTAAATCTCTAATTGCTTCTAATGGTGTTATTTCCTTGTAATAGTTTAGGTATTTTAATAACCTTGTTTTGTGACTTTCCTTTGACATAGTTTCTAGCTTTTCCAATTAATTAAATCGTTTTTAATTTGTTCCTTTTCTTTTTCAGGTAAATTGTCAAATAGATATTTAATTTCATCTATTGGCTCTGAACACTCACTAAGTAACCACTTAGCGTATTTCAACCCTACTTTCTCGTTTTGTAACTCTTTCATCTTTCCCATAATTTTACCTCCTATCTCTAGTTTCGTGAGTACCTCTGTAATACTCAAATTTATCTAAATACTTTCCTTTCATAGCGTTTAATGCCCAACCTTCACTGCTAGACCATCCCGTAACAAGTTCCCAATTATCTTTAACTACGAGTCCTTTATTTTTAGCGTCGTCTTTAATTTTCTTCCTTTGCTCTCTCCTATGTTTAGCGTAATCTGATTCACTCAAACCTTTAATAACTCTTTTGTTACTATGTAAATATACTCCCTTATCTTCTTTCATAACCTAATTCCCTTTTTTAAATTAGTAACTCGTTTCGTGAATGTGATTATCACACCCATCAAACTTACCACACATCCTAAGATATATAACCCTACGTTTAAGGCTATTTATAGACGCTCTAACGCCATAAAACCTACTTAAGTACCTTTGGGCTACAGAAACCTCCTTACCCCTAGACACGCAGTCTATTAGTACACTCTTAATTATACACTTTCTAAACATCACAATATATTTAAGTTATAAACTTTGTTATATAGTAAGCATATTTAATTAGGGGTGTACCCACATTTAAGCATACCCCCTCAAATTATAGGCATACCCCCAACCAAACAACAACTAACTAAAACATTACCTTAGCTTCTTCATAAAAACCACACCCATAACAGTGCTTATAAGCTGAATCTCCAGCCCCGTACTCTCTTTTTACCCCTCCACAAGAGCAAGGTTCTGAGTTATTAACATTGGAAGAGGTATCTACTACACAAAAGTCGCACCCATCGGTAGATATTGCCCCACATAAATCGCAACCCTCAAACTCTTTTGAGTTATTAACAATCTTTTTTTCTTCTTTAGGCTCACTTATTTTAGCAGTCTTATCCCAATTCCAAGAGTTACCACCTTGAGTTCCGTATATAGTAGTCCCGTAACTCTTATACCCATAGTTGTAACCCCCATAAGTATGCTCGGCTACGTGTTTGTGCATATTCTCCCCTAATGTAGTTATTAACTCTTTAATTAAGTCTAATGTATTTACAGCGTCTTTAACATTAACGTATTCCTTACTTGAGTGTGGGTTATAATAACCACAACTCATATTAGCACAAGCTATCCCAATATCTTGAGAAATTTCGTGTACATCAGTTAAGCCCCCATCGGTTATTGAGTATCCGAACTTTTTTAAACTTGGGCTTATAAGGCTTTTAAACTTACCCCCAAACATTTTAACTCCCGAAGATTCTTGTACGAAATCTTTATTACCTTTCCTGTCACACTCGAAAGCATAACCCACGTCGCTAAAGAAATCAGCGTCAGCTAAACTACTCCCTACGCAACCAATCTCCTCTTGAGCAAAGAAACATACCTTTATGTTATCAAAATGCCTTAAAGCCTCTAAACATATCCATATACCTACCTTATCATCCCCTCCAACGCCTACTTGTTGCATTTTATCAGAGTCATAGGCTACAAAATTGCCTTTAACACTATATACCTTATACCCTCTATATATATCGTGTACAGTATCGGTATGAGATACTACGCAAGGATAAACATCAGCCTTCCCTTTAGTAACATATAAATTGTCGTGTTGGTCTATCTCTACGTTAGATGCCCCCAACTCGTAACACTTTGCAGTTATAAAATCTAGAGTTTCCTCGTAATCATAACTTGTAGCTTGAGTACTCAATACTTCCTTTAAGCTACTTTTTAAATCATTGTACTTCATTTTTAGTTAGTTTTAGTTGTTTTTAAAATTGATAATTACCTACTTCACTTGATAACTTTCGAGTTTTGCCCTCAATCCCCGTAGCGTTTGCGAACTCTTTTTTAATCATTTCTACTAAAGGATGCCCTTTTAACATTCTGCCTACCTCTGTTCTAACGCAGTCGGAAAGATTACGAGTTACCCCGAAAACATCCGTTATTGTATTAATCTCTCCTTGGAAATTGAATACTGTTACATTTTTATCGTATCTGTCGCAGTAACAAATCACCTCAGTTTTTAACCTTACAACCCCGTTAAGGATACAAGTTTTACTTTCGGGGACTTCTGAATAACTATCATTCCCCCTATCAGCAGAAACAAACTTTTTACTTTTGTGGTAATAGTTTCCGTCATACTGACACATTCTTAACTCGCTTATGTGGAAGTAAGAATCATTCCCCTCGTGGGTTATTCTTTTTATAATTCGGTCTCCCTCTGTACTCGTTATGTTATAGTACCCTTCTTCATTTAAAAATTCACTATGATTAACTTGCCTTTCGTTCAAATAAAACCAATCCCCTCTGAAATCAATCTCTAAGCGTGGCTCTTCCGATAAATCGTTAGTAAAAGTAATAACCTCTCTACCCTCCTTTGAAGAGTACCCCCCTCCTGTACAAGAAAATTCTCTAAACTCAGTTACTCCTTTTTGCTCATATGCGTATTTCATACAATTAGTTAGGTAATATTGGCAATCTCCCTCGCTATAAAACCCAAACGTGAATGTGTCCAAGTAAGGAAAGTTAGATAGGTTTTCAAAATCCTCACAAGGAACTATAAACCCTTGCTTAACTATATCCCCCTTAAGGTTTACCCACCCCGTTTTATTCCCGTAAGTTTGCTTCTCTTTGTACCACCAACCATTATTTTTAGCGTACATTTTAAACTTATCAATATCTCCGTCATAGGTTTGGTATATCCTATCTAAAAGCTTTTCTCCTCCACCTATATCCCACAACAACGCCCTGCTTGTAATTCCGTCTCCCTCATCGTACACAACCATTTTAACGGGAGTATCACTACTCTCGTACATATCGAAGTACCCCTCCTCTACGCATTCGCTATGCCTCATACAACTATCCCCTAAAGTCCCCACTTCGTGCTGGGCATCCTCACAAGTGTAAGGGTATTCGTACTTATAAAAATCTTCACTTATAGAAAAGCAAGACTCATCAACACTCCATAGGCTCTTTAATTGAGAAGTTAAAACTTCAATATCGTTATTAGTAACCCCTCGCTCTTCTAAATATGATGTTGTGAATATTCTATTCAACACTCTACCTACTTTCGCTTTTACTCTTTGTCGATTGCTTGGGCATCCAGATTCTTCAGCGTCCCAAGAATTGTGAGTAATTCTTTTATGTGTCGTAAAAGATAATTTCCCTATATCTTCAACCGAAGTATTAAGGTATAAAGGTATTTCATCTAATTCTTTTAGAAATTTATCCTCTACATTACGATTCCCGTAATCCATTAACAACTCCCCTGCGTTTGTTTCGGCAATTTCCTTCGCCTTCAAAAGAACCCCGAATAGGTCGTTTTGAACTTTGTGTCTAAAATGTGGCATAACAATTCAAAATTTAGTTAGTAATAGTTAGTAATAGTTAGTAGTGCGTGTTGGACTCGAACCAACATTTGGAAGATGAAATCAACCTGTCCTGCGAGGATAAACCCCGACACCATTAGACGAACGCACCAGTTAAGGGAATGTGGTCAATCTTCCGATTTGTAAATAACCACGCGCCAATTATCCTCATTAAATTGTTTTACTCTGCTATCTACTTTAAAGGCAACTTCATAAGCTTTTTTTAATTCTAAAGCTAATTCATAACTTTCGGTAGTATCTAAATCTTCAAAACTACCCCCTTTGTAACTTCCTACAATTTTATACATAGCCTTATTTTTTTTGAGCGTTATACTCGTTAATAGTTGAGTTGAATGGCGTACAAATTTTTTCATTCTTCTCTTTTTCTCTCCTAATTTCAATCATATACCCTATGAATTGAACGTGACAATAAGTAATTAGCATCGCTAATATTACGTAAATGGAAATTTCTATAATAGTCTGCATCTGTCTAAAGTTTATAGGTCGTTAATAATTTCGTACATTACTACAGCTTCAGCCTCAACATTGCGATAGTAGTCAGTACCTTTTAAATCTTCGTTTTCTTTAAGCCAATTTTGTATCTTACTTAATACGGGAATCATATCCCCCCTCATTTGCTCTGTGTAGATTGGTAGTACCATTTTCTAAAGTTTATTAGTTAGTTTCTTAATTTCTCCCCTCATCATTGAGATTTCGTTGTACTTATAAATTTTAGTTAAAGTACAATCGGTTGGCTCGTTTATGTACGATTCGATTTCTTTTTTCAGAAATTTAATTTTTTGTTCGTTTGTCATTTGCTCAAATTTTAAATCGTAAAATTACCCCTACGAATTTAAGTGTTAGTGTTATTTCGTGAATGTGAATGTGGTGGCGAAAAAAATGGGGAGGATTTGAACCTCACCCATCTAGATAGTTAAATATCTTGTTATCTCTATCCTTGTAGCTTCACTTCGCCTTTTTTGAAGCCTCTTTTTTTAACACTCACACTGGATGCACTTTGTACTTTAACTGCTTTCGCCTTCTCGACTAGCTTTGAGCGAAGCACCTTTTTGAAATTTACCTCTTTGAATTTGTTACCTGCAAGGTCGATAGTGAAGGAAATTTTCACACAATTTTCGGAATCTATTTTAGCGTCATCCAAAAGTTGAGTTCTCAAGGTCTTGTAAATACCTCCAACAATTTTTTGAAGTTTTGCTTCCTGTTGTTTTTCAACTTTTTCAGCCTTCACTTTTGCCCCTGCAATAGCAACTTTTAACGCTTTTAATTCTGCTTGTAATTTGATAATGTCAGTAGTACTCATAATTCGATAATTTTAGTAAGTTAGTTAAAGAAGAGGCTTTACCCCCTTTTCGCCCTTAAGGGCTCGTCAGTTTAACAAAAAGCTTTTTTTCTCGCAAAAAATTCAATCATTTCTCTTTCCTCGAGACTAAATTTATGGTCAACTCCTACCATTTCATGAAGACTATTTTTACGGTATTTTTTAACTGGCTTAACGAAATACTTAAACCCTTTTTCGGTAGCTTCAACCATGTTCTGAATATCTCCCCCGTTATACTTCCCAAACTTTACGGCTGAAAATTCTAGGAAATTATCTAGACCCTCTTTCGAAAATCCTATCTCATTAATTCTATCGACTACACTCATAATTAAGTATCTCTATACGTTATAACGTGGTGGGTATCTCCCATTTCGTTAGCACTAATATACGACCATTATTCGGTTCTAATGTTAAGTTAATGTTAACAATGTGTTAAGTTAATGTTAATATGTAGCTATCGGCTGTATCGCAGTGATAGCAAGGGTTAACAGAGTTCTGTTTATTCAGTCTAAATAAGCGATATGGCTCTACAAGTCGCACTCTCACTGGCTTTTTTGTTCTCTTGGACTATCTCAACACTTCGCTTGTCTGCATACCTTATATTGATTTAAAGGGCTAAAAACGGGCTTAAAATGAGTTTAGCTAATATACAATGCAATGTGAAGTAATTTGTTTGCGTGTGTGGGCTTATAATTCGGGGGGTCTTGTCTATATATCAGTTTGAGGTGAATGTGGCTACAAAGGGCTAAAAATAGCCTTAAATGGGGTCTGTATTCCTTCCCTCTGAACCTCTGAAAATAGCACAAAAAAAGCAAGCCAAATAAACACATCGCAAAACCACGATACGTCAATAGTATGCAGTGAATACCTTTATTTTGGCAACGTATATAGAAACCTCAATACATAGTCCAAATGAGCTAACCCCTTGAGTATCAAGCATATCCCTGAAGCTATATATGTAAGACCGTCGATATGTTGTGATATGGTTTTGTGCAGAACACAGAAATTGTGACACCTTCAATAGTGTTGAGGTACTAATCTAAAGTGTTGAGAGGGGTATAGTCAAAGAGAGTTTAAGAAAATAATACAGTACACCCTTGCTTTTCGAGAGCTTCGCAAACGCTACGCATATACAAGTGCGAAGGTATAAAAATAAATCGTAAAAGTCAAGGAAATTAAAATTTTTTTTCTTACATTTGCGAATAAAGGAAATATTATGGCACGAAATAGATACGCAGGGAAAACCACGGGAACTAGTAAAAGTTCTAAGAATTACGCTAAGAGTCCTGCCTCAAAGAAGAAGAAGAATGAATACCAAAAAGAGTACGACAAATCTCCTAAACAAAGGAAGAAAAGGTCGGAACTTAATAAAGCAAATAGGAAAGCGGGTACTTACGGGAATGGAGATAAGTTAGATATGTCTCACACTAAAAAAGGTAAGATAGTAAAAGAGGCTCAATCTAAAAACAGGGCTAGGAATAGAGGGAAAAAATAGTGTATGAGTGCTGAAGATAAAAAATCTTCCAAGTGGAAGAAGGGACAAAGCGGAAATCCTGAGGGAAGGAAGAAGGGACAAGGTAATAAGATTACTAAAGTCACAAGAGATACTATTGCTTTAGCCCTTCAAGGTAGTACCTCAGAAATAAAAACAGCTTTAGCTGAGGTTAGAGAGAGGAGTGCTAAGGAATATATAGACTGTATAGTTAAATTACTACCTTATGTAACACCTAAACTACTCGCCGCGCAAATAAGCGAAGAAAAGACGCATAGAATAGAAATTAATTTAAGCCAAGACACTACAGCAACAGACCTTAAAAAAATGTTAGGGGAAGATGAAGATAGTGTTGAGGATATAAACTTTGAAGATTTGTAAATTATGGCAGTTTCAAGACGAGAAAAAGATACAGACGCTAACTACTCATCGGTAATAGGCAGGGTAGAGAGTTCTGAAGTAAGGCAACCCGGACTAGATGATGTTATCTCTGATTTAAGGGATGACGTTAACGATTTATGCGACCTAGCAAATAAAGTTGATGAACTAACTTTTGATTATAAACCTAAGTCAGGCTCTAAAAAAGCTGAATTAGTCATAACCCATACAGATGGGACTAAATTTACTTTAACAGCTTAAGGTGGGTAGGAAATCTAAAGATACTTTACAGCAAGAGGAACTATCTGGTTCTATGAAGGCTGCGTTAAAACGTAAGCTTTGCGAGCTATCTTACTTTGAGTTTTTTAAAGAAGCTTTCAAAGTGGTAGAACCCGCAGTAGAGTTAGATATTAATTGGCATCACAAGTATATTTGCCAACTTCTACAAAAAGAAGCTGAAAGAATTATAGATGACAAACCTAAAGATAAAGATTTAATCATAAACGTACCATTTAGAGCCTCTAAGTCTCTTATGTGTACTATATTGTTTCCTGTTTGGTGTTGGATTAAAGACCCTAAGATGCGATTCATAACTGCATCGTACTCTGCTTCATTAAGTGTTGAGCATAGTGCAAAATCTAGGGATGTTATACAAAGTGAGTGGTTTCAATCTAATTGGGGACACTTATTTACTATAAAGCCTGACCAAAACACTAAACACCATTACGTAAATGACTCTACAGGAAATCGTAGAGCAACATCCGTAGGGGGAACTGTTACAGGAGCAGGGGCGTCTATTATAATAGTCGATGACCCTATATCTCCAAAACAAGCCGCGTCGCAAGCTGAAAGAACTCACGCTAACGATTGGTATAACACAACCTTATATTCTCGCTTAGACAACCCTAGAACGGGTGTAAGGATTATTATTATGCAAAGGCTACACGAAGATGATTTAAGTGGCTACCTTTTGCGCAACAACCCTGACGGATACAAACACGTTTGCATACCTGCGGAATATTCGAAAATTTTGAGTCCTAAAGGACTCCTTAAATTCTATAAAGACGAACTCTTTTGGAGTACTAGGTTTTCTAGAAATATATTACAAGACTATAAATACCAACTAGGTAGCTATGAGTACGCAGGGCAGTTGCAACAACAACCCGCACCCGCTGATGGAGGTATTATAAAAAAGGATTGGTTCAATATTACTAGAAGCTTACCTGATGATAGGTTGGTTTGGAACTTCGTTGTAGACCCCGCTTATACATCTAAAGAAAATAATGACCCGTCGGCATTATTAGCTTACACGGTTTACGAAAATGAATACTACATTAGGGCTGTAGAGGAAAAGTATTTAGAGTTTCCTGAGCTTGTTAAGTACATACAGGTATTCTGTGAAAGAAACGGATACGCTAAGAGTTCAAAGATTTATATAGAGCCTAAAGCTAGTGGTAAATCAATAGTGCAAACTTTAAGAAGGAACACTAGATTAAATATTATAGAATCTAAACCACCATCTAAAGATAAGGTAGCTAGAATATCAGACGTAGTTAGTATCATAGAGGGTGGGAGAGTTAATTTATTAGAAGGGATGTGGAATGACAACTTCCTATCTCAATGCGGTCAATTCCCTAACGCTCGTCACGACGATATGGTTGATTGCCTACAGATTGCTTTAGACCTCTACGGAAAAGGAAAAAGAATAACAGCATTTAGATAAATAAAGAATATGAGGAAATTTGAAGGGCTACAAATCCCTGACTCTTGGGAAGACATAACGATAAAGCAATTTTCGGAGTACAATAAATTATTAGCCGACTTTAATGAGGCGGTTAAAGATTTAGACCCTGAAAGCGGCGACCCTCATTCTAATCAAATACTGATAGAGGAGATTAAATTAAACTTTAATATAATAGAATCTTTATCAGGGTTAGATGAGTCTGATATTTACTCTATGGATATAGGGTTAGCTAAAGCGTACGTGAAGGAGTTGTCGTTTTTGGTAACCCCGTATGAGGGAAAGGAGATTAAGTCGTTTCATTTTAATGGAGTTAACTATAATGTTCCTAATGAATTATCTACAGAAACTAAGTTTGGTCAATACGTTGAAGCTTTACAGGCTGAGATGGTAACAGCTTCTACTGACAAAAACTCAGTCACCTATTTAGCTCACCAATTAGCTCACGTAGTCGATAACGGAGAAGATTGGGATGGGGAGTATAGAGATAAGTTAGCTTTAGACTTTGAAAACCTCCCGTGTTCTATAGGGTTAGACTTCGCTTTTTTTTTGTCAAAAAAGTTTCAGATTTACAGTCTAGCATACCACGTCTACGAAAGTCAGCAGGAAGTAAAGAGGCTGCCATTTATAAAAATAATTTTACTACGCTTGGGTGGCTTAAAACACTATATGAGTTGGCGGAGGCTCAAGTATTCAATAAGCCTGATAAAACTCCTATTGATAGTGTTTTACACGCAAATACGGGGGAAGTTTTCCAATATTTATCGTATCTTGCAGCGAAGAGTAACTTTGAGGTTGAAATCAATGAAGTTAATAATAAATAATCAATTATGAGTTATACAACTTTAAATCAAATAAATACGTCGTTCAATAATGCGGTAACAGCTGTCTACGGGTTAGACTCTTACTTAATGATAGATATTAGTGAGCTTAACGGGTATCACAATTTAAACTACCCATTGTGTATTATTGAGCCACCAAATTCGTCTGTGTCTAATATTAATAAAGCTTGGGAGGATTACGAAATATCTTGCTATATATTGCAAATTGACGACTCGGATACTCCTAACGTGGAGCAATATGATACTTGCACTCATTTATTTAGCACACTCTTAACTAAGTTAATGAAGCAGCAGGAGGGGGTTTATTCTTTTGATAAAGAGAGCGTTAGTGTAGAGAGGGTTAGAGATATAGGTAACGATAAGTTAATAGGGATTAAAGCCTCCTTTAACATCTTAATGCCATCTATTCTGATTGGTGGGTACGAGGTAACGGACTCATTAGCTGCGCAGAATTTATACTCATATTTTGATGCAGCATCAGGAGCTGTAACGATAGGATGGTCTTCTATCTCTTGGGCATCATCAAGTTCTGATACAAAGACGTTGGTTCACACTCCTCACTACAACACAAACGGAGCTTATAACCCTACATTCAGCTCTTTATATAAAGAGTTTATTTTTGATAGCAGGGGTTTGGGAGTTGTCGGCTTTGGCGAAACTCTACTTTTAGAAGATGTAACTTTTACTAATAAGAATTTTAGCATATTTTTAAAAGTTAAAATACCTAGCCCTACAACGACTTACGACCACCAAATATTTTCATTCCCAAAAGCACCTTTCACCCCAGACTATATGGCTTTAAAGTACATAGGGGTTGACACGCACGGGGGTGATACGGGTAGGTTGCAGCTTCAGACGGGGGATGGCTACTTCTTTGTAGCTTCACCTCACACAACCCCTTTCGGGGATGCTGAAAATTATGTTATCCTAGGAGTTGTTAATAACTACTCGGACACAAAAACCATTGTATATGTAGGTAATTCAGCTTACGAGACCGACATGGTTACAGACGAAACAATTACCGACGCAGACCTTCATATCGGTGCTGCACACTCTCCATATGGGGATTTTTCAGGGCTTAATGGTAGCTTAAGGAGTGTCGCTATTTACGATGAAGCAGTAACCGACAGTAAAGCTCAGTCAATTATTAATTACTTAAACGCTAATTAAAATGGCTTCAAGCAAGAAAGATGCAAGGGATAAGTTAAAAAGGCGTATGAGTTCCTACGGAGGCGCTTTAACTAAAAAGCTTAAAGAATCGTTAAGGGTAAGAGGTAATATTGCTCGTGGCGACTTAGAGAAAAGTATAAAGACTAGGAGTAAGTGGAATTACGAAAAAGGTAGATTTAGATTACTAACTCAAATGAATCTCTACGGGGTCTTTTTAAATAAGAATATGCACCCTAAAACACTACCTAACCTAGACGCTATACGCGCTTGGATAGATAAGAAGGGGATAGTGCCAAGGGAAGAAGATGGGGTTAGAACAAAAGAACAATTAACATACTTAATAGCGAGGGCTATTAAAAAAAATGGATTTGCCACCTACAACAAGCACGGTATTGGGTGGGTTGACACAGTTATAGATGACGAAATTAAAAGACTTAAAGGTCGGGTTAAAAAAGATTTAAGAGACGCGGTCAGGAACTTAGCTATAGAGACTTTAGATTTTAATAGAAAAAAATAAATTAAGATGAGCCATAATATACAAACAGTAGACCCAACGGGAACTTCCGACAATATCCAAACAACTAGTAGACCCATCTTTATTAGGTTTGAACACGCTGCCGACGTAGGAGAGCCTGTGGCTGCGGCGGTGCAAGCCGAAGTGAGCGTGGAGGTTGACGGGATTTGGAAAAAGGTTGGGGGAACTTTAGTTGCGAACAAAGAGTGGGATAGCAACTCTTTAGAGCCAAGCTTTGAGTTTGATATATCGGCAATGTTAGCTTCACGAATTGAGGATGCAACCTTCCCTATTGAGGATTTTAGCACTTCTACATCTGTATCCTCCTCTCACAGTAATACAATCGCTCAAACAGAGTGGAAGAGGATGATAAGGTACAAGGTAGAGGTTAGAGCTTTGTACGTTGACTCAGATACGGGCATCTTAACTTTGAATGAATCAGATAACGCTCTTGCTCATCCAGCCCCATCTGACTACAGATATGCTATAGGGGCGTTTCTACCTGACAGTGTTGTCACGTCGGATAAATACTCAAACCTCAACGTGGGTGAGGGATGGAATCTTTCCGCCGGTCATGCGTCAGAGTTTCAATTTCTAACTAACTGCCCCCCATCTTTAAGACGTAGAATATTCGTAGCGCAACCCATGGCTCTTTACGGATTAAATAACGATTGGTCAGGACCTACTGTAACGGTGGCGGCTAATCATTCTAATGACGCAGGGTCTCCTGTTGTAAATGACGAAGTAAACGCTTCTTTTTTAAGTAGTGGCGTTGATGATTTAAAATCTATAAACATAACCCCAACAGACCCTTATCTTTTCGGTACGTTGTCAGGCTCAACGGTAGCCGCTTGCGGGAAAGATTTCAGCTTATTTATGAGAACAGGTGCTATTAACGGGGTTTCATTGAATTTTGAATTAATAAATAGCGAAACAACATCTAACCCTAACTTAAGTAAAATTAAACCTGACGACACTGTTATTTATTTTATTAATGATTTCGGTGTTTGGGATTACTATATTTTTGATGGATTTTTAGATATTATTCATACTCACGAAAAATCAACATTCAAGAAGGGGGTTAAAGACTACACTTCTAGGCAGTCGTCTAGAACAGGAGTCTCTAGAGGGACTACTACAGAGACTTATACTTGTCGCACTCTAGTTAATAAAGAAGCTTCTATGTGGTTGTCTGAAATATTTAGAAGTAGAACGGTTTGTTACTATGATAGGCTTAAGTCTACCTTTGTGCCTGTAACAGTTGTGGATGGGGAAACTCACCCCTCATCTTCTAATAAACTATCTTTAGAACCTTTCTCTATGTCTTTCATTAAAGATACTTACACTATAAAAGGATAAATTATGGCGGCAAATATATTTGAAGTAATAACTAAGCACAGTTACTCAGCTTTTATACATACGTATATTCTTAATGAGTATCACGGATTCCAAAACACAGACTTTAAGTTTTGGAATTTTACTACTCACTATTTTAATTTAGCTTACTACGGGAATCCTAGTTCTTGGTTTCCTTACTCTACTAATCCTAGTCTAAACATATTAGATGGCGAACTTTTTTTTGACGGAAGGTTTGAGGCTTCAGGGTTTGAGGAAGCGTATTACGACGATGGGGGAGATTATTATTATTACTCTTTCTTAAAACCTACTGATTGGGTGGTTAAGAATTTCAGTGTAGACAATACAGGGTTTGATAATGAAGGGCTAGTTTACTCGGAGTTTAACTCAGACAACGATTATGATTATTACCTAGGGGATGACCGTAAGTTATATCCATCTTTAAACCTTCAATCGTCTATAGCAGCAACTTTTGGTAGCGAGATTGTAGACAACTCAGACTTTGGAGACTCCGACATAAGCCATTGGGATTCAATCGTACCAACTACAACCGTTAGCTGGCACGCTGGATTAGGGTTGAAGGTAGACAATGTAGCAGTAGGGGAAGTTTCAGAAGCACATACAACAGTATCGACAACTCCGGGGCTAAAATATTTATTAGCCGTAACCGCAAATATATCAACAGGGAATGTAACTAATAACGTAGGAGAGTTTAACAATACCTATTATTGGTCTTCCTCGGAGTTCGATAGTAACTACGCGTGGACCGTCTATTTCAGTAATGGTTACA